ACTATAGCCACTTGCCGGCATTACAGGAGAACATAGCCGAACAGGGTAAGGGCCGGCTCTTCATGAACCAAGCGCTCCTGATCGAATGGCTGCAAGACGGCATCACCTGGAATCGCTGGCGGGAATTGCTTGGCGAGGACACGGTAGTAGGAATGGACAAGTATTATAGTGAGCTGGTGATAGAGGGACGAATCCTGCCTGCCGCAACCGCGCAAGCCATTGCCACGGCCCAGGCCAGCGCGCAAAATTTAATCAACAGCGGAAACGCACAAAATACGAACGATGGAAACCAATAGCAAGCCGGTAGCTGACAAGCCAAAGGCAGACAAGGCGGTAATGGACAACAAGATCGCCGAAAAAGAAAAGCTGTTATCCGACAAAAAAGACATCAAAAAATGAGACCGAAGTACATACCGGCAGACTTGACAGGCAAAGCCCTGTTTGACTACCTCGTAAAAAATGAGGCATTCATTTTCCACTGCAAGAAATCGCAAATAAAGGAAGCGGACGCCGCCTTCAGTATGCCGATGTACATAAACGATAAGGGAGAATTGATCAGCAAGGCCGAGGTGCAGGAAACGCAGATCGACCCCACCAAGTTGAAGGTCGTGGTGGTTATCAATACGACCAACTGGTTCGATAGCCACGATGACGTGCATATTCCTGGCTTGTGGAAAAAGTCGCTCTCCGACAATAAGAAGACCGGCTTTTACCTGCTGAAATCCCACATGCGGGATTTTGAGTATATCATCGCCGAAGGTTGCCAGGCCGACGCCAGGCCCATGTCTTGGAAAGATGTGGGCGTGAACCTCCCAGGCAACACAGAGGCCTTGGTATTTACAGGAATTGTAGATGCCGGCAGGAATGAGTACATGTTCGGGCAATACCAGAAAGGCTATGTTAAAAAGCATAGCGTCGGCATGCGCTACCTGAAAATGGTGACCTGCATCAACGATGATGATTACCCGGTCCAAAAAGAAAACTGGGACAAGTACTTCCCGATGGTCGCCAACGCCGATGATGCCGAGGCGAACGGTTATTTCTGGGCCATCCTGGAAGCGCAGATCCTAGAAGGTAGCGCGGTTGTCTTTGCCAGCAACTGCGTTACCCCCACTCTCGAAACTGAATTGCTGGGCACTAAGACGGAGCCGCTTGTCAGCACTCCGGAAGAGCCGCCGTTTGACGCAATCGCAGCCATAAAGCAAACCAATTTTTTTCACAGCATAATGTAAAACTATGCCCATTACACAGGAAGAGCTGAAAACTATCACGGACACCGTCGGACCGCAGACGGCGCAGCTGATCGACTCCAAGCTCAAAGAATATGATGCCAAGGCGAAAAAATTTGCCGAGGACGTAGTAAAGGAAAAAGGCGTTGTAACTGAAGAGGCGTTCAAAGAATTCAAGACCGCCAGCGACAGCGCGATCAACCAGATCAAAGAAGCAGCGGTAAAACAGGGGACCACCCTGGAAGAACTGGCCATCAAGGTTACGGACAAGGTCGCCGGGACCAAATCCATCAGCCAGGTCCTGGAAGAGGACAAAGAAGAACTCCGCAAGATCTACCAGCAGAAAAACGGTCAGAAAACCTATATGGTACAGACTAATTCCGCCGGTAAGATGGTCATGCGGCCGTTCGACGATACCTCTGAAAATAAGACAACTGGCCTGCATGCTACTGTCGACAATATCCCGGCCGGCGCCGTTGCTTCCATCGCCCAGGCTTTAGACTCCGCGACTTTACTGCGGGTGGGCCAAGGCTCTCCTATCCAAAGCCAATACCGGAATACACCCTGGTTGTTTGATCTGTGCAACACGATCAACGCCTCGTTCAATGGCGGTATGTCCTTCGCGATGTGGTATGATGAATTGCCTAAAGTAGGCTCTTCGCAAATCACCGCTGAAGGGGCTACCAAGGCATTGGTGCAATACCTGTATAAACTGCAGAGCGCTACCTACAAGAAGGAAGCGGCTCTGGTAGGATTTACCCAGGAATTCCAGATGGACTTCGCCCAACTGGAAAGCGATATTATGGGTAAAGCAAGGATTGACGTCATCAACCGCGTCAATTCTGCTATACTCCCCAATATCATTGCTGCTGCTACTGCTTATAGCACGGGCGCAGATTTCCAGGGAGGCGACCCGGTGCCCACGCCCAACGATTTCGATGCATTGGCAGCCATGGCCGCCCAGGTAGATGATGCTACATTCGGCGCCATCGCCAATGTTGCGCTGATGTCCACCTTCAAAAAGTACCGGACGGGCGTACTAAAAAATACGCAGGGTTCTTACCTGAATCCTCCCGCCGTGCTCAATAACCTGTCATTCGTCGGTAATCCCGATATGGCAGACGACGACGTCATTGTGGGCGACCTGAAGCAATACAATATCATCCTTCGGGGCGGGCTGATCGTTCGGGTGGGCTACAACGGGACGGACTTTGCGGAAAACAAGTATAGTGCAGTACTCGAGCAGTTCTACTTCGATTACATCAGCACGATACGGAAGCCCGCCATCGTGAAGGGTCCTGATTTCGCCACCGTAAAAGCTGCTATCGCCGCGTAATACGGCGATAGCATAACCTTTAAAATTCGGTTATGATCAACGACAACGAGCTCGGTTTTGATCCGGATACAACCAGCGAAGCAGCACTTCCTTCACAAGAAGCAGGTGGCACTTTGGGCGAACTGCCGGATATCCAGCATATCATCCAACCCCCCACTGCTGGCGATGTGCGCACCATCATGACAATTGGCGGAGAAAGCTCGGCGTCCATGGTAATCCATTCGGTAGGCGTTGTGCAGGATGCACCGGTGGCTGATACTAGCAACTTGGTCAAAGTGCGCATTGAATACCCGGCCAAATGGAATAAGCCGAAATTCTTCAAGGATGGCGACGTGCGGACGGTAGCCAAGGAAACGGCGGAGCGGTTCGTAAAGAATAAGATGGCCAAGATCATAACCGAGGAAAAGGAGGCGAAATAATGTCTTTGATCGACGCATCATATTTTGTTGGGGAAATTGAAATCCCGAATTCCACGGAGCAGCTGGTAGCGGAGCGGATCACCCTGTTCATACAAAAGTATGAACCGCTGTTCCTGCAAAAGCTATTTGGCTATATGATGTACAAGGAGTTTGTGGCGGGAATCACTGTGGTGCCCCCAGCTGCACCAGATGTCAGATGGCTTAATCTGCTCTATGGGGCCGAGTACACTGATATTCGCGATGAATTGCAAAAGTGGAAAGGGCTGATCGTCACCGACACGCCCATTTTCAACATCGCCGGAGGATTTGTATATCGGAAACCGGAGTATGTGACGGCTGGGGTTACCATTGGATTCCCCGCTGGGGGTAATGCTGTTACGTTCGACGGCACAGCCGGTGCGCCTGATTGGAGAGGATGGACGCCCGTCCTTACGCGGTCGGCGCCTATGAAACCCGGGATAGATTATTCCTGGGACCCCGATATCGGTATTTGGACATTGCTGATTGCGGGAGATAAGTTCAATAACAACGAGGAATTCAGGGCCGAGTTCGAACTACGGATCGACGCCACGCCCTCTCTCGGGGTTGTGCCGAATGAATCCTGCATCGCCAATTACGTCTACTACTGGTATCGCAAGGCCACCGGCACGCAGTCAACTGGCATCGGTGAGGTCATCACCAAGGCAGAGAATGCCGATAACATCTCTCCGCGCAAGAAGATGGCCAAGTCCTGGAATGATATGCGGTGCGCCGTTCATGACTGCATAGATTATCTGCAGCAGAATGCCGACACCTATCCAGAATGGACCAACAATAACAAGATAGATGCGCTACGGTATTTCAGTTTCGTGAATCCCATTTATTAACATCTTTCAAGCTAATAACAATGAAACGTTCAAAATCGCTTTTCCTTCTGCTGGTGCCGACCCTATTGCTGGCATCCATCGGAAGCATTCAGGCGCAGACCAATCTGATCTCGCCCACCTACGGTCTCACGAAGGATACTGTAACCAATACAGCCTCGAAGGTCCTTTGGAAGCAGATCACTGGCTACAAGGCTACTGTCGTCGTCGTGGCTAATCTCACCAAGATTTCCGGTACGCTGGGCGGAAAACTGGTTCCGATTGCCAGTCTGGATGGAACAACCTTCATCGATGTAAGTGCTATCTCTAAGGACACGCTTACTGTTGCTGACGCGGCCTCTCAGTCGAAAGGCTATGTCATGCCATTAGGTTATCAGTATTATGGTGTCCAATGGACAGGCACAGGAACCATGTCCGGATCATTCACTGGTAAAATATTGGTCCGGAGGACGACGGATTAATGATCACGCAGCCGCCCATATACGTTGTCGATGTGATAAAAGAAGTCGTGGAAAAGACATCATTAAAGGTGTACAATTCCACGACGGCCATCGATTTTCAGCCTGGGCGGTCCGCTCAAATTCTTAAAGAGCTGCAGAAGATAACGCAAGCCATTGCTACAAGCACCCGAAGCGGCAAGTATCCACTTGTCGCCTTGTTCTATGATTTTCCGCAGGACAAAGGAAATGGATACCCAATCACGGTCACGATACCGAAATTATCTATCGCCACCCTGACGGATAACAATGACAAGGTGCTGGACAGATATGCGAAGACGTTCAAGCCCGTCCTGTATCCTATTTATTGGGAGTTGCTGCGGCAATTAGCCAGACATAGAAACATCGTCGGCAATGATCCGGCTTCGTTTGCACACCAGCTATGGGAGCGTCCGGGCAACCAGCCGGAGGGGCAGAATTTCAACGACTATCTCGATGCATTGGAACTGCAAAACCTGCAACTCACATTCAAGACAGTAAACAGTTGTAAATCATTAAATTCTTAAACAATGGGAGCTTTAGTTTCGGCCTGCAAAAAAGGCCTGAGTATAAAAAACATGCGCTCGGAGTGCAATGACTCCATGGGTCCCACCGCACGGCTTATCGCCGTGCCTCCCGGCGCATTCTGGCAGAAATCGGATATGACCGATTTCACCACCTATGTGCAGGAACGCCTGCATGATGTCAAGGGCGCTCGGTGGTACGCCTTTTTCGGCCCGGATGTACCTATTCGCCGGATCACCACCAATAAGGAGTCGGATGTACTGTTTACCGCCGATGACGGTACGCAGATCTTCATTCGCTATGGAGTGCTTAACCGCGCATTCGGAACAACCGAAGGCGGTCTCTGCTTCGCCGCAGCGCTGATGACCTTGAACAAATCCGGCTATTCTTTCATCGAGATCGACAACGCCAACCAGGTGATGTTTCGTAAAAACACGGATGGCACGTACAGCGCGCTGAAAAGCACGTTCGTCTACAGTCCTTCCCCCGACCTGGCAGATTTCAAAAACCCGGGCTTCACCAACTTCAGTTACTCCATCAAGCCCGAAGAGTACGTGCAAAACGGCGTGATCTTCCAGGCAGACGATGACAGCCTGCTGGATCTGCTGAGCTTGGCAGATACGGCGGTGACAGATGCCACAGGATCGAGCGCCACTAAATTGAAGATTGGTGTGGAAACTCTGTGCGGGGAAACCGATTTGGTAGCGCTTTTAGGCGCTCCGCTGGCGGCTGTCGGAAATTTCATCGTTACGCTGAAGAGCACAGGTGCGGTACAGACCATTACCGCCGCCGCGATAGTATCCGGCCATATCGAATTGACCGGTACGTTTACCAGCGCGGCCGTATATACCGTGGCATTAGCTGCCCCCAGCGTATTGCTGGCCGCTGGCATTGAAGGATACGAAGGAACGGAAAGTGTAGACATCACGATACCATAAGGAGATCAGCCGGGTAATCCTGGCTGATTTTCTATTTCATCACCTTTTCAAATGTTTGACATGGCAGAAATGAAAATATCTCCCCGCATTTACGGCGTAGATGTCGTCCGCAGCTTGGTAAAATCCGGCAAGGACCTGGCGGAGTTCAAAAAGAATAACCCGGATATCTTTGATCACCTCGGTGACAAAGAGAATGCGGCCTATGAGGAACTATACAAAGAGTTCTCCCCGGCGCCCAAGGTTGTAAGCCCTGCTCCATCAGGCGAACCAGCCAAATCCTAATCAATAAGGGGCGGCGAGAGTTGCCCCTTATTTTAAAAGATCTGTCATGCAAGTTTTTGATGCTGAAATATTGGAAGCAGAAAAGAAGAAGGTAATAGCCCTGATAATATCAATTTTTAATCTCCTTTGTAAAAAATAGTCATGCCACTCGGCCAGTTTAAAAAGCTCATCGACAATCTCCGCTCCTTTGACTTTGAAAAGGAGCAGCAGGAGATTGTGGCTGACAATGCGGAGGCTATTACGCCTTACGTTTTGGAGCAGCTGGCCGCTGGTAAAGATGGTGACGGTAAAGAGAACACCATTTTCGGGCGGCGCGGGTACTCTCCCAAGACGGTAGCCATCAAAGAAGCAAACGGAGAAGGGCTGGGCCGCGTGACGAGCCGGATCACAAATTACATGACAGGTGAATTCTATGAGACCATGTTCGCCAAGGTGGAAGGAAAGACATTCGAGGAGGATAGCCCCGTATCGTACTTCGGCGACATCACCTTATATAGTTCCGACGCCCTGCTGGAAGTGAATGAAGAAAACAGGAAGGATTTTGGGCAAAAGATCATCCTTCCCGGCATAACGGACCGATTGTTGGCAAAAACAGGCCTTTTAATTACGTCAAAATGAGTAGTTACATCACCGATGCCGCCGATTGTACCGTGAAGCAATTCATGGACTGCGCCTTTAAGCAGCGCTACCAGGTGCTTATCCTGGAAGGTGAGCCGGACGTAGAGGACCTGCAAAAGTCCTATGAACTGATTCATGCGCAATGGGTGGACTTGTCCGGATTGTTTGAGACAAGAGAGTTTGAACTATCGGTCTACATCCGGTCCCTGGAGGGTAGGATCAACACTATCGAGAAGTTTGTGGAACTGCAAAAGGCCTTTATCGCGGAGTTCGGATTGCCGTTCTTGCCAGGGCTGGGCATCGTCAGACGATACGGCCATTCCTTTTACTGGGACAAGGGAAGTCCCGATAAACAAAGCTTTCTCGCCCGAATGGAAAAAATGGTGATGAAGGAAAAGCGGTACGAGGTAGAGTTGAAGGCGAAGCGGAAAGAATTGTTCGACATGCAGCGCAAAAAAGCCAAGGGAGAATATGATCCGCTGCAATCGAGGAAAGATTTTGTCGTCATGCTGAACCGGCTACAGCAGGCCAAGTTCATCATCGATAAGAGTGTCACAACGATGGAAGAGCTCGGCCTCATGGTCAAAGATCTCCGGGACCAGCAGGAAGAAGAAAAAGCGCAGCGAACCTTTAAAAAGAAGTGGTAAAATGGGACATCAAAATGTGGTCGATTTGGGTTTCGACGTGGAAGCCATCTCAGCTGAAAAGAATGAGGTGCTGAAACTTTTTGTTGATCTCTTTGGTAAACTGGAGGAATATGATGGCACCAAAATAAACCCGCTGAAGAATGGCGGACTGACGGATCTGCGGAAATCTATTCAGGATGGGGCAAAGGCCATGGGGGAACTGCAAGAAATAGCCACCAAATATAATAAGGTAATTACCGATTACTACGAAAAGAATACCCGTGCCAAGAAATCAACAGACGATCTTACCGCCGCCGAAAAGGAGCATCAGAAGAATCTGGACCAGGCTGCCGCCGCCCGCGCAAAATACTCTCAGGCAGATACCAACGCAGCCAACGACCGCGCTATTGAAACCGAAAGACTTAAAAAATTGAATACGGAGGTAAACGCCAACGCCAAGGCTTACTTATCCGAAATAGGCTCCATAAACGAAGCTAGAGCGACGGTAAAACAATTGGCTATTGAACGCGATAAGCTCAATCTTTCCACCGCGGAAGGCAAAGAGCGGCAAGCTGAAATAAACGCTGAGATCGACAAACAAAACGAATTTATAAGGGTCAACGTTTCCCTGCTGGAGAAACAGAAAATCAACATAGGGAATTATCCCGGAGCCTTTAAAGATGCATTTGCCAATCTAAAAAGCCAGTTAGATGGACTGAAAGTATCATTTGCCGAAGGCGGCGGCGTAGACCCAAATCAGGCCAAGAATATTGAGATCATTGAAAACTTGCTACAAAAACTGGATCAAGGATTTGCCACTACAAGACAAGAGTCCCGCGCGTTCGCGGAGGCGGTAACGCAAGTTGGTTTGGCATTGGGCGATAAAAGCAAAGAGTTTTTGGAATTCAATAAGGCAGTTGGTAAGACACAGAATGCCATCAATGACATAAAAGCATCGACAAAATTCCAATCACAGGATGCAAAATTATTAGTGGGGCTGGCTGATGCCGCCAATACAGTAGCAGGTGCCTACGGCGCATGGTCTGCTGCGACAGAGATTGTAGCTGGTGACGATGAAGAACTACAGAAACAAATGGCAGGCTTCCAGCGCCTGCTCTTACTTATAAATGGGCTGCAGTCGGTGGCCAATGGTCTACAGACGGAGTCGGCTGGTGTACAGCTGGTTCTTTCCGCTCGCGCCAATCTGTTGAATGCGGCGAAATCCATACAGTTATTGATCACCGGCAAATTGGTGCAGGCTGTTGAGGCTGAATCTATAGCGGAAGGGGAAAATGCTGTATCCCGCGAAGTCAATACTATCGCAACCGGCGAACAGGCGGCGGCTCAAGAAGCCCAGACGGCTACCACTGTACAGAATACGGAGGTTACGGTCGCCAATGCGGCGGCCCAAGGAGGCGCGGCGGTAGCCACAAAAACATTGACCACCTCCCTTATCGCCGGCGGTTTGGCCACGGCGTTGATAGGTGCTGGAGTTCTTCTCGCCCTGTTGACGGCGAAGCTCTTTGGCTATGGGCAACAGGCGGGTATTACAGTAAAACAACAAAAGGAGATTCTTGACGCCACAAAAGATATAACGGAGGCGCTCGCCTCCCAGGAAAAAGTATTCGATACCCTCGATGATGCACAGCGGAGATATTATGCTGATCTGTTGGGTAATGCTCAAGCTGCGGGTGCTAGCCAATACGCCCTCTTGTTGGCGCAGGAAGCGTCAGACAAGGCAGCAGCGGAGCAGGCCAAACAATTGCAGGGGACCAACGCGGAATATTCCGAAGCCGCCAATAGAGTCCAGCGGTTGAATAATCAGATCATTGAATATGCTCGCATTATCGAAGAGCTGGACAAAATACCCGAAAAAGACCTGACCACGGATCAAAAAAGGCAGATCAAAGCGGCGCAGGATAATATCTCCCTGACCAAGGATCAGCTTTCAGTAGCTCAGGCAGCCTTTGATAAGATGACCAAGGCTCGTCAGGACGTGAAGGATTTTACGCAGAAGGCAACCGAAGACGAAACCCGTTTTAATAAACTCTCCCTCGATGAACAGTTGGACGTCACCGAAAAAGCGGAAGAACTGCGGGCGAACCTCGTCAAAGCTCGTAACGCCATTATCATAGGAGATGAGCGCAGCACATTGGAACAACGGCTGAAAGCTATCCGCTCGAATCTTCGCCAGGAAAATGATATCCTCGATGCGCAGGCGGCAAAAATCAAGAACAATCCGAGCAATTTTATCAACGGATTCCTATCGCCGCAGGCGCAATCCCAACTCGATGCATTGAACGAAAAGCGCCGGGAAAATGATATCGCTACCGCCGAAACCACCCGCAAAGAAATTAAGAAGGTCCGAGATCAGCAGGCGGAAGACGCCCTTCAAGCCTTCAAGGACCAGCAGGACGCTATTATCCACGAGGCGCAGCGTACGCAGCAAGGGCTCGGTGGAACCCGCGATCTACTTAACGGCAACAAAGGACCGGATATCGGCGCGCGAAGTGCAGCTATCGCACAGGAGCAGGCTGCGCAGGCCAAGATATTACAGGCAGACCGGGAAGCGGCCCTGGCCAAGATCGACAATACGGTGGATAATCAGGAAAAGATCAAAGAGATCAACCTGAAGTTTGCTAATGATCAACGCAAGCTTGACGAGGACACGGTTCAAAAATATCTGGACCTGCAGAAGTTCGCCCATGAAAAGAGCTTGGCAGAATGGGAAAAATTCTACGAAGAGCGGCTGAATCAGATCAATACCAACGAGACAGCGCAATTGGCTGCCCTGAATGCTGCATCCGAAAAAAATCTTGTTACCGTCCGCAGTTACAACCGCCAGCGGCAATTGATCGAAGATGAAGCAGCCGAAGCCAGGGCACAAACCGCTGTACAGAATGCCTATCTCGAAGTCAATGCGACAAAAATAGGAACAAAAGAACGGGCCGATGCCGAGGCAAAGTTAGCAGAGGCTGTTAAGGTATTGACCGATTCGGGCAAGAAAAAGCATGACGATACCGAGAATGCGAAGTATCAAAAGACAGTCAATACGCTGAACGACACGGAGCAGGTATATAAATCCGTGTCGGATGGCATTGGTAACATACTGGACATCAGCTACGATTCCCAGAAAGCCCGCATAGAAACGCTGAACGCCGAACAAGAAAGGAACTATGAGCGCCAAGCGGCCCTTATTCAGGCAACAACAGGTACGGATGAAGAACGCGCAGCCCGATTAAAGGTCCTGGAAAACGAACGCTTTGCTCAAAAAGAGGCCAATGATCGTAAAGAGAGGCAGATCGAGGTACAGCGCGCCCAATTCCAAAAAGCGGCATCTGTCACCAGCATTATACTGGATACTACGAAAGCTATTATAGGATTCCTGCATGATCCGGGCGGTTTTGCCGGGGTTGCTCTTTCGGTAGGAGCCGGCATTACTGGCGCGGCTCAACTGGCAAAGGCAATCGCCACACAAGTACCGCACTATAAGGTTGGTGCAGGTATAAACGGGCGCCCCCTTCATACTGGTGGTCTGGCTATCGTCGGTGACGGCGGCGAACAGGAAATCATTCAAGAGCCTGGCAAACCCGCTTATCTGTCGGAAAACAGTCCACAGCTTTTGAATCTGGCCCCGCGAACAGCCATCACTCCAATTTCAGAGATCGATAATATGTCTCGCATGTGGGTGACGGATAAGGGAATATTGGCTTATCACGCTCCGGACAATTCACAGGATCTGCTGGCCATTAAAAACGCTATCAGCTGGCTCGGCGGTGTGGTAAAAGATTCCGCTAAAAACAACCGCCCGAGGGTAACGGTGATCAACAACATTGGAAAAGACATCGCCCATGCCGAATGGGTGAGACGAAATATAACGCACTGATGCCGAATACACGCACGATATTCAAATTCTGGATCATGGACATGCTCTCAGGCCTGATGTACAAAGAGGGGTCTGATCGCATGATCCGGAAGGTCAATCCATTATTGGGAGAGGAGTGTGCGCTTCCTCAATCCCCAGAAGGCTGGCAGCAAATGCAGCTGTCCTTTCAACGCAATTCGCATTATTGGGCCATAAATCGATCCTTTGGGAATAATACCCTGAAGTTCGTGGGGGCAGGTGGGCGCATTCTGCGGTCCCTGCTCTACCAGGGAAAGGGAACAGAAACCAATGTCATGCTCATCGTCTGCAAATGGGATGATATGACGGGGGTATATCGGCTCTATTATTCTGGGCAGATCGATTTCGGCAAGGATGGCGACCAGGTAACGGAAGGAATTACCGTGTCTTTATTGGAAGGTGGCCTCACAGGTATGATCAAATCCTTAGAAAAATCCGTCTTTGAAATACCATGCGACGGATCGATACCGGAAAACCTGAAGGTAAATATTACCGGCCTGCTATATGATGATGTATTCCATTTTCAAATAACATCCGTAACGCTTCCTTCTGGCGAAGATAGCGGTGGTGATTATGTATTGCCTATGACCTTGGTGAGCAATGATGGAGATAATATTGGCGTGACGAAGAATAGCCCATCATTGGAGCATATTACAGGAGATTACTTTCAGCGTAGCGCCAATTGCGCCCTTTCGTTCGACACACCTACCTATTATAAATTGAAGGGGACTATCACTGTAAAATCAGACCCTTCCATCCACAACACTGCCTTCAATATGTATACGGCAACCAATAAATCCGTGGTCGTGGCGGGAGGTTTAAGCAATGCTATGGGATTGGTAGGCCCCGGCAAATATGATCCTTCAGATGGTGCGTGGGTTGCCAATTCGCAGCATTTAGATGGGCAAAAGTTATTCTCCTTTGAAGTAAGCGGGCTATTGGATGCAGGAGAAAAACTCTTCGTGAATATCTTCAATAACTTCGGAGCATTTCCAACGACGATTGTGGGGGGCAACCTCGATGCTACTTTCGCCAGTCAGTACAAGCATTCGCGCGCGGTCGGTATTACTATGTGGGATTTGTTCCGGCTGATCATGAAAAATATGTATGCCAAGCACCTGGCTATCGGTGGTCAACCATTCAATTATGACGTGCAAAGCAGTTTATTGCAGGAAAATCTGGGCATTGTCTGCGCTTCCGGCGATGCTTTACGGGCCTCAACAGACCCTAATTACTTCCAATACTACAATCAGGCGACGCTCAACCCGGCGAACCCGAATAACCAGGATTATAATCAGTTCCCGTCATTAGGGCCGGTCATAAAGGCCAACCTGTCCGACCATTTCGATACGACAACCGCGTTGAAAAATGCCGCGTTGGGTGTAAGACGAGTAGGGAATAAAGACGTGGTGTTCATCGAAAAGAAGTCCTATGTCATGGACCCGTCCATCATTACCATGTCTCTTTCGAAAGTATCGAATCTAAAGGTATCCGTTGCCCTGGACTATTATTTTAATTGGGTCAAAGCAGGATACGAGGAACAAAACTACGACGAAAAGGCGGGGAAGTTCGAGTACAATGCGCCGAACGAATGGCAGGCGCCGATCCGCAGCATTGCCAAGGTCCTGGAGCTGATCAGCAAATACAGGGCTGACAGCCGGGGAATTGACCTAACCCGGTACAATACCCAGGGTGGGAAATCTTCCACCTACAATGCCTCGGATAATAGCATCTTCATGATGGGGGTCAACTTTGCCTCCTTCATCCGGGATTTTTATTCGGCCAGCTTCAAAGCCTTTGCCCCCAATCCTGCCTCATCGGCCAATGATGATCAGTTATTGATCGCGAAGCAAGCCTATCAGCCAATTACCATGATTACTTTGGACGGGGCAGACTTTGTCATGGACATTGACTTTGCTATTTTCATGTTCAACCAGGACATTGCGCCTGCCGTCCGCGATAATCATGTCGTTTTCGATGCGTTGCTCAATGGGCTGCCCGGGGATTCGGCGACTATCAAAATGTACCGGAATGGAGTAGTGGTAAAGACCTGGCAGCAAGTGATCACCGGCATAAATACGCTCTTCCATGTGGATGAGCATTTCAATCTCACCTACGGTCCCGGGGATAACTTTTACTTTTCTATTGATACGTCCGGGACCTGTACAACTGAAATTACCTTTTTCGAAATCGACATCGATAGCGGTTACTTCACCACGACCAATGCGGGAACGATCTCTATTCCGGCCAGTTCCACGCAAAAGCTCATTTCCCTGCCTACGATCACCGCCACGCTCGTAGGGGGACTGCCTGTTGTATCCTCCGGTTATCAGTATTTCCGGTTCCTGTCCCATATCAGCAACCGGAATTTTGATTGGACCTATATGATCGCCGGCTACACGAACGGCGGCGGCAGCGAGTTCGTGCGGTTCGACCTATGGAAAAACGGACAGAAGATAGGAACCGATACTTTCTTTGGCCAGGGCTCAATACAGCCATTCAATGCCCTAAAATCAGTACTCTTCACCGGTAATCTCACCTTCGATCTAAATGATATCGTTTGGATGACGGCCAGCCCGGCGAACATTAATGTCTGGATCTCAGACGGCGAATTGAAGTTTATCTCTCAGATTAAAGCCTATGATCTGGACCGGCCAGCCGTCGCCGGCGGCGGCCCCAACTCCGCCTACGACTCGATCAGCGGCATCCCTCACTCGGAAACCGCCTACAATATTGACCCCTTCACGCCGGCCCGCATGATCCGGGCCAATGGTAGCCTATTGAGCCCGGTCATCTACAACCAGGCACCCGGAATGCTTTCCTTTCAGACCGCGAATAAGAACGGCTTTCTCAGCACGACCAAGGGCGGCGTCACCATCACCGAACGGGCCAATATCGACATTCATGAGCTGGATCCTCCTTTATTCCATCCTTTTTACTTGGAATTCGACACGGAAGTGCCGGTCAACTTCAATGATCTGCTCGTAGGCCAAGCAAACGGTCATATTGAGGTCCTTTGGGGAAATAAGAAGCTGTACGGCTTTCCAATGCAGGTCACGAGCAAACCCGCCCTTAATGAAAGTCAGACCTGGAAATTACTTTGTTCACCCCGGACGAACCCAGCGGACCTCAAAGACCTGGACTGGGACGGCCTCATACCATTACAGCCCATGGATGCACTCATTCCTATATTAGGCCCGCTGCACTGGGTGCCGCTGGCCTATTCCAAAGACTCGCGATACAACACCTTCACCATGCAGGAGGACTGGTTTAAAAACCGCGTGGCCGACTGGATCGAGAATAATGATTTCTTTTCTCCCTGGCAGTGGAATGACGTGCTTCCATTCCAATGCCAGACGAACGGCCTGGCACCGGTAACAATACAATTACTGAGCGGAGATGGCGATTATATAGGTGATCCGATCGTTATACCCAGTGTTGCTACGTCGGCCCTGCAATCTCCGCAGACGCTTTTCCAGCAGATCATTTCCATGACCGACCTAAAGACAGCCAATTCCCTTCAGGACGACGAGTATTATTTTCTCTGGTTTATGGGGATCGGCGAAGGGCAGGCGGTCTTTATTTCTGAGGGCATTACGGTAAAAGATAAGCATCCCGGCACCGTGTTGGTTGAATTCAAACATAGCCGCAATAAGCTGGGCGCTGTTTTTACCGAAGGCTATTTCCCCTGTCTGCGGGTACCGAAGAATGGCGGCCGCTATACGCCCAAAGCAAGATTCACGGAGTTCGAAGATCAGCCAGCGGACCTTGACTTGCTGGCATCCATCGGATACGATACTTGGAAGTTCACCGTGGGGCTTTTGCCTGACTACCTCATGCAAAAGCTTGACCGGGCGCTTTTGCTGGATACCGTATTTATCGACGGAACCCAGTATACCAGGGATGCGGGGTCTAACTGGGAGCAGCAGACATTCCCGGGTGAGGCGAAAGTATTCATGAGCATCGAATTGCGGAAGGCAAAGAACAGTGACGCACTCATACTGAACACGGCCGGCCAGTTGACAGATGATATGTCCGGCGGTTATACCATAGATCCGGCAGCCTTTGGACAATCCCTGGACGGCCAGGATTTATTACAAGTAACAAACGATTGATCATGAATTTATCATTATACCAGCAGACAAAGCCAGTAGGCGCCGGCAATAGCCTGGTGATGGCCTTGTCTAAAAAGACGGCGCCGACGGTCATCCTGCATAGCTTTGAATTGCCAGGGCCTTACACCGGACAGACGCAGCTGCACACATTTGCCGGAATCGATAACGTCATGTGGTATTATCAGCTGTTCGAGTCTCCGGACGGCACCCCTACCGGCGTGGTCCGGAACTATTTCGATGTAGAACCAAACGCTAATACCTACGCCTCCCGGGACGACCTCTATCTGACGGCGGACGTGTCGGATTTTTTCGTGTCGGGCCCTGGTGGCGGATATGGCATGAACCCGGCGGGCGTAGATGCGTCATTGGTGGGCTGGAACTGGTCATTGGAAAGAGTTGGTCAGGGCACCCGCGAGGTGGGCGTAAAATATATTAAAACGAAAGTGGTGGGCGGCGTTGTGGTAGATACGACCAACGACGACACGGACGCGACGGGATGGCGGCCACTTATCGATGGCGATTATGTCGGTCCAAATGAAGAATGGTGCATCCATTTCTACCCCCAACTGCAGGCCGTGGCATCACCTACCACAAGCAACCTAATTAGCGCCACCCGCATACTGACAGCCAATACCACTTTGGATAATACGGCCATTGGCCAATCCTTCTGGCTGAAAGGAGCCGGCGGCTATTTTGAAGTGACGCTGCCCGACGCCTCCACCGTGCCTGACAATGAGCCGCTATATTTCATGAGTGACGGTGGTTCCCATATCAATGTAGGGATTAAGTGTTTTGCAGGCCAGACTTTCCAGTGGTACAAGAACGCGGCGGACTTAGCCAGCGATACACGCGCTACGCGGATCATATTAGGCCAGCAGGAAAAGATCGCCTTTTATAAAGTGACAATAGACGATAGTTCTGTTCGCTGGCTGATGCTCTATGGCGGTGAAGAGGCAAAATTGGTCGGCGATATATTACCGAGTCATTCAAAAATTCAACACAATGTCGTGCTTGCCAATGGGCAGACGCTTTCCAAAACCATCTATGTGCGGCTGTGGGAATGGGTGCAGGCGTTGGAGGCATCTGCTATTGTTGCCGCCGGGTCTTATGATGCCGTGGATGAACGGGACGGCATAAACTACTTCATCAACCATGGCAAATATTGCTCGGTCGATAGTTCGACATTTAAAGTGCCCACTCTTCATGCGGGGGCAGCTTCCGGCGTTGGTTTTCTTCGTATGGTGGACGGAACA